AGGAGTTAAAGTTTATCAAGATAATTCAATTATTTCAAATAAACCAACAACAAAAAATTATACTTTTGTTAATCAAGAATGGAAAATAGGTAGAGCAACTTTAGCTTTTTTAGGCGATGGAAAACTAAATGGGGAATTAGATGAATTTAGAATTTATGATAGATTATTAACCCCAACAGAATTAACAGAACTTTATAATTCAAGAGATGGCAAAAGTTCATTAACTACAGATGCTAATTATCCTTTAAACTCTACATTGTCTACAAATAGTTATACAAACATAATGAGTTTTAATAAATTCAATTCAACAATTAAAAAGGATGATTACACAGCATCAATTAGTATTTCAGATTAAATTATATAATATACTTAATAAGATTTATAAATAGCAAAATTAATAAGGATATATAAGGTTTAAATATGCCAATTCCAAATCCAACAAAGGACGAGTCTGAAGCTCAATTTATGAGCCGATGTATGACAAATCCATCAATGGAAAAGGATTATGAAGACCAAAATCAACGTACAATTATTTGTGTAGATAGTTGGAAAAAATCTAAGGGTGATTCAAATATGAAAGATGAAAATATTAAGCGTGATGAAAAAGGTCGAATAATTATTGCTGAGAATGTTCCTCTTATAATCACAGCTGAAATTGAGGAAGAATAAAAAGATGATAGCACAAAAAATCAATGTTGGTGGAATAGCAATTAAACCTGGAGTTTCTAAGAATGGTATAAATTATACTGTTGAAGAATTACAATCATTTATACCAACCCTAAAAAACAAACCATTTCTAAAAGACCATAACGGAGCTGTGGATAATACAGTTGGTGTTGTTACAGAAAGTTTTGATGCTGATGGAAAAGGCGTTGTTGGTTATAAAGGTTGGATTAAAGAAGATGGAACAAGATTACTTGAGAAGATTCAAGATGGTAGAATTAAAGAAGTTAGTGTTGGTGCTTTTGCAAAACAGATTGTTAAAGAAAATGATGATGATGATTTTTATACAGCAGTTGGATTGGAAGCAATGGAATTATCATTAACACCTATCCCAGCAGTTAAAGGGACATCATTAAGTCAAACTTTAGAATCTATGGAATTAAAAAAGACAAATGAAAAGGTTAAAGTGATGCCAGTACTAGAAAATTCTCATGATTTTATAGATATTTCTCAGAGAAAAGTTTTATCTGAGTCAAAAAAAGAAAGTAAGGAGGTCATTAGCATGACAGAAAAAATAACAGAAGAGCAAAAAGCTGAACTTAAAGAACAAATTCTTAAAGAACAAGCAGAAGCTCAAAAGAATGAATCTGACCTAAGAGAAAAAATTAGAGCAGAAGAAAAAGCAAAGCTAGTCAAAGAAGCTGAAGAAGAAAAAGCAGCTGAAGATGAGAAAGCAGCTGAAGCTGCAAAATCTGAAGAAGCAGAAGTGTCTGAAGAAGACAAGAAAGCTGATGAAGAAAAGAAAGCTGAAGAAAAGCTTAGAGCTGAAGTTAAAGCTGAAGTTGAAGCAGAGATTAAAAAAACAGCTGAAGCAACTAAAGAAAAAACTCTTAAAGGTAAAATAACAAGAGAGAGTGCAGCAGAAACACAAGAAGAAGTTGAAGGAAACTATGTTGTTGAGAATAGTGAGTTCGGTGCAGGTGCATCTTTATTTAAACAACCAATGGCTGATGGCGACTACATGGGAGGTAAGTAAAAATGGCAGTAAACACAGCAGGATATGTATGCCCATTCGATGCAGGTAATCCAGAAATAATTACAGGTATTGCAGGAGAAGTAATTACAGCAGGTGACCTATGTTTTGTATCAGGAGCAGCAGATTGTGTTTCAAGTGGAATCAATTCATTTGCAACAGCAGATTTAATGATTGTATCAGGAGCATCAGGAGCAAAATTTAATGGGGTTTGTACTCAAGGAGCAGTATCAGGCGGAGCATGTTCAATTGCAAGAGGCGGAATTATTATTGCAAGAGCAGGTGGAACAACTGTAGGTGGAGAACCAGTAGCAGCAAATGGTGCAGATGATTTTATACCATTAGCATCAGTATCTGGAGCAAACGTAGCAAATCAGATAACTCAAGCAATAAAAATCAAAGCAGGAAGAGCAGTTACAAATGCAACATCTGGTAATTATGTAATGGTGCAATTAACACCGTAAACGAGGTAAAAAGAAAATGTCAGAAATAAACGAATCATATGTTCAGGAGCTAATGGGCACTGGACTAGGAACAGAAGGACAGCTTTTACTACCAAGGAAAATCTATGACACCTTAATTGCAGATATGGATAAAGCATTAATACCAAGAAGTTGTGCAGCAATTTATATTGGTCCAGCAGCAATTCCAGGCTCAAGCATAGATATAGACCTTGAGGAAGAAGATAAATTGTCAGTTAGATTAATCGGAGAAGGTTCAGAAGTAATTCTAGATCAGGATGAATATACTAACATCAATGTTAAACCTTTGAAGTATGGAGTATCTATTAAGATTACAAAAGAACTTCAAGAGGATAGCAAATGGCCATTGTTACAGAGAAACATTAAGAAGGCAGGAAAAAGATTTGCAGAAAATGAAACATCTCTTATCTTAACTCAGCTAGATAATGCAGCAAATACTGTAAGCGGTGGAGCAGCAATCACAATCGCAAACATTTCAAGAGCAGTACAATATCTTGATGATGCAGATTATGATGGAACCTCTATGATTGTAGGTAATGAAATTATTTACGATTTAAGAAACATTGATACATTTGTTGAAGCAAATAAAGCAGGCAATACTGATATGATGACAAAAGGAATGGTAGGAACTATTTTCGGTTTAGATGTTATGAAATTCTCAACCAAAGCAGCACCATCCACCACATATAGTAAGTATGCTTATGTTTTAGATAAAGAAGAAGCTTATGCAATTGTTGAAAAGAGACCAATTACAGTTGAGAACTTTACTCTGCCTCAGTTTGATATGAGTGGAGCAGCAGTTACTCAAAGAATTGCAGTTTCTTATTTAAGAACCAATGCAACAGCTAAGATAACAACCAGTTAAACCTGGTTATTTTTTTTATTTTTTTTTTATTTTTATTACACTGAATGGCAGGTGAAATTTCCCTGTGCATTACAAATGCGAGTAGGTGAAAATTATGGTTCAAGATGGTTTACGAAGAAGAAATCTTCATGTTAATAATATAGATTCAATAGGTAGTGGAACCTTTAATGTTCTTACAGGTTCTGAAGTTAATGCAACAAATTTAGCAGCAACTAATATTTCTGGTACAACAATAAGTGCAAATGATATTCAAATTCCTTTAATAGATAATAAAGGAATGATTATAGAAGATGTTCCAGCAGCAGCAGTTATTTCTGGTGGTATGTGGGCAGTAGTTTATGCAGGAAGTGCAGCAACGCCAGTTCCAGCAGTTAAGCCAAAGAACGACCCTCAAGCAACAGGAATTTGTTTAGAGACTACAGCAAGTGGAGCAAATCCAAGAATTTTAACTAGAGGATACTATCATGGTTTAATTGCAGATGCAAGTTTATCAAGCGGAGTAGGATTTGCAGTTGGAGCAGGAGCAGCATTAAATACAATTAAAGCAACAGGAGCAGGACTTGGAAGAGGAACTGTTATAATGGGTGGTGGCTCTGAAGCAGTTACTGCTGTATATCTATGGTGAGGTAATTAAGATGGCAAAGAATAAAGGAAAAAATAAACAACCAAAAGTTGATAAATTAATAGATAATTTAGAAAAAATTGATGAGTCAATTGAAGTAAAAGTTAAAAAGCCTAAAGTTGAAAAGGCTAATAAACAACCTAAAGGAACAGGAGTAATTTGTAAGTGTGGTACAGAGATGGATTTAGTAGTTTCAAGTTATCAAGGCAATGATTATAAATGTCCAAAATGTAAAAAAGGCAAAAGCCTAATGGGAGGAATATAAAATGACAGGTTCAACAGTAAAAGGATGTGTAGCAGGAATGACCCAACATATGGGTGGAGCTGATTTAATGTTTGTTTTAGGTGACCCAGATGGAGTAGTTCAGCCAGCACAGCAAACAACTAATCCAAGCGGTGGAGTTGTAGCATTTGATTCAGCATCAAATCAATATTATCAAAACACAACTGGAAGCACTTGGCAAAAATTAGGTTCAACTAGTTAAAAATGTCAAATTGGAATTTAGGTAGTGTTGGAAATAGAATTCATAGTTTAGTTACAGTCCCAACTGCATTTAGCGGGACTTATCTTTTAGATTTAATCGACCAACGAAGAATATATATGGAAGATTATTTAAGAGTAAGTAGAGGCACTATTGGTTCAACAGCTATTAATGAAAAATATCAAGGTTCATTATTTAATTTATCAATGGGTAAAACTATTGGCACAATTCCAGCAGTCAATGTTAGTAGTTCATCAGGAGGAAAAGATATTGCTCTTGGGGAATTTAAAGTTACAAATAGTAAGGGAAAAGATTCAAGTTCAGCTCACGAGACTGCAGATTTTTGGGAGAAGAATGG